AATAATAATGTGAGGTCTGAACTCACAACGACCCTGATGGAGAGATTCTATGTGTTAACACAAGGTTCGATTTACAACACCTTTTATGGCAAAGAATCAGCAAAAAGAAAAGCATATATTGATTTATATGCTAATGCTGAAGCAATAAATATTGTCACAACTTTAGCAAACAAACAAAACGCACAAACAATACAGTTGATGGCTGACCAATATAAGGGAAATGTTAATGAATTTTATAAATACGTAGAAACACTCCCAGTTACTTACGATGACGGAACCTCAACGGGAAAAACTGGAAACCTTTATAATTTCCCAAATGAGGACCCTATATCTTTTGTCGTAACACCATCACAACCGTTTCAAGGTAAAGTATATGTTGATAAAAACAATCCAGATTTTACTGGTGTTAATTGGTGGACAGATAATGTTGTTCTACAAGGAACTCCCGAAGAAGAAAATCTAACCCAAAGCTCAGACAAACCAATCAATAATTTTAATAAAGACGCTAAAACTAAGTGGTTTCAAAAAGCAATTGCCGAAGAATTATTATACGACTTTACTCAGGAAAACGTTATTTTTCTTAAAGACATTGATTTTGATGACAAGAAACCCTCACATGCTCAAATTAATGGGGTTAATTTATTTACAAGATATCTCACTAATACAGGAGACCAATATAGGCAAATTGATGCTCATTATGTGACTAGTGATATAGTGCCTAACGAAAAATTTCCTGGGACTTCTACAGATATAACTCAACGTGCAATTGAGGGTCAGCAAATTGCGTATGCTGAAGGCAATCAATCATTCAATGTTAAAGAAGAGTACATTAAAGATAAGAAAGCGTTAAGGTATGGAGATAACATTATTGATACTTGGATATCGGCACTTCAATATGATGATATTATTGACACATTAACGGGAGATACGAATATGAGTACGATATTGATGCTATCGAACTTCGGAACAACAGCAAGTCCATTTAATAGATATCCAAATGCATTAAATACCTTGATATTTGATACTCCTGCTGCCGTTGAAGTTCCAGAGTTTTACGGTCCATATCTTGGAGGACTATTAACTGCCATTGATGATGGATGGGTTAATGAGATTTTAAAATATTTTACAGGAACTACTGGTGATAATGGTAAGGGTGCTGTACTTCCGAACAAAGGGTTTTATATCCTTGCTGACCTATATGATGTACAAACCTATCTGTCAGAAAAGGACAAAGCAACCTTTAAAGAAGCATATAATGACTTTGCTAATACTAACGATACACACGGAACACTTGTTGGTGGGGTGGTGGCTTTGGTTGACTATTGTAGGCAACATACTGGGGATAAAAAGGAAAGTGATGATTATTGGTGGGCATTTGAAACCCGTGGTTATCAATATCTTTTAAATAGACAAACAAACGATATTAAAGCTGCCACGGGACACGGAGATTGGTTTTGGATGATTGAGACCCTAGCAACAAGAAAAACGTTAGTTAATTACAGTCAAATTACATTTGAAATGGACGAGGTTTATCCTATTGGTTATAAATCAATTGAAGAACTAAATAATTCTGCAACAAATCCAAATTATGCAACAGCTAGTGATGCACACACTAAATTCTTCAATCAATTTTTTATTAGATTAGGTGCTGAAGTAGCTTTAAAAATGAAAAACCTAAAGGAAGAGGAAAAGGCATTAAAAAGGATAAAAGGTGATAATGACATCATAAACCAATTGTATTACTCATTTAAAAACATTAATGATAAGTGGGTAACTGGAAGTAAAAATAACAGAGGCGAATATCCATTCAACAGAGAAGGTGGAAATAGAAAATTAATTGATTCATTTGCCTTTGTTGATAGAGGAATGAACCCAATTGGTGAAACAGTCATAAATGCCGAAATATTGGTTGATATGTTCAACGACCCCAATATAAGTTTATTCAGTGTAATATCACAACTATTATCATTAAACGGGTTTGAATTTTTCCCGCTTCAGAATTTCATGAATTTTAGTGGTAGTACTGCATGGGAAGATAGTTTTAGAATACAAACGGGTGCTATTAAAGCACATAATTCAACAGCGTTTGTTTGTATGTATATTGGTGGAACATCGAGTTATCCATCTGTCGCAGGAAATGGGTTTGAAAATGATGGAATTATTGATATTGCCGAGCCAGGGGTTGATGATTACTTCACAAGTAAACCAAAACAAAACTTAGGAACAGTTAATGACACACAAGAAGAGAAAAACACAGAATTTCCTTGGCGACAAGTACGTGCATTTAGAGTGAGGTTTGGTGAACAGAATCAGTCGATGTTCACCGACATAAAAATTGACAGTAAAGAATATCCCGAAACCAATGAAAGCATTCAGATTCTATCAAGACTTGCTGGTGACAATAACCCCGATGCTCCAGTCCCTAAAGGACAAAACCTTTACAATCTCTATGAGAATAGGTCATATAAGGCAACAGTTAGTGGTTTTGGGAACGTAATGATTCAACCAACACAATATTTTCAATTGGAAAACATTCCATTATTTAATGGTGCGTATATTATATTAACTGTTGAACATAACATAACTGCAAATAAAATGACAACAAGTTTTAGTGGGACAAAATTGCTGAAATATCCTGTTCCAAGAGTATTAAATCCGATGGCATTCACAAATTACAATCCTAATGAATCTCCAGGTAACTTGGTAATTAGTGCAGCAGCAGTTAGTGCAAGACAAGAAACACATTTCAATGCAATGTATGATAAGACAGATAATTCATTAAAAATCGAATAAAATGGCAACAACTAAATTAAGAAAAGAAGGGGAAGCCTTTATACGTAGTAAGTGCAGTGGAAGTGGTACATCTAAACTTCGTGGTAGTGCTGCTGATAAAAACGGTTACAAGTATAACCCAACGGCAGTGTTACCATACTGCTCACCATTAACAGAACCAAACAAACCTTGGATTTCAAACCCCAACATTAATGGTGGTATCAGAACTAATGGCGAACTTGGTGAAGCACTGATTAGATGGTATAATAAATATGCCGAAGAATTTCAAATGGATGCTAATATTATGGCTGCACAAGCATATCAGGAATCGGCATTTATTGTGTGGAATTATGCTGTTAACAGTAGCGCATCGGGTATCAGTCAGTTTATTGCTTCTGCCGTTTACGATATAATTATGAGAAATTCACGTGGTGGGATGAGTGCTGCCGATAAACAGGCGATTTCTAAAAACATGATTGGTTACACGTATCCAGCAAAAGTAACACAAAATCCGTTCCTTGTTGATTTTCCACAGGGAAGACAGAACAGACCAATATTACATCAGAATATTATTGATAATCCTGAAATAATGATTAAAGCACAATTTGCATTTATGAAATGGATTTCAACACGATGTGATGGTTTGGCTAGTTGTACATTGTTTGGATATAATAGAGGACCTGGATTCGTAAAGTCGTCTTCATATTCAGCAGCAATTGCGTCAGCAAAAGGCGAGGGTAATTCCTATGAGAATGAGGGGATAAAATATGTATATAGGATTTTCAAAAGTTTATATGAAAATTTTGGATACAGACATCTTAATATGGCAATAGATGCAGCAGGGAATCCTGTTGTTCCATTTGATGGTTTTAATGCGAGTTTGGGTTAAAGTAATTCCTTTTTGAATTCATGGAGTCCGATGATATTGTCATCAACGTCTTTCTTATTATAAACCATTTCCTTGATTTTCTCAACAGCTTTGGTAATGCGGTCTTGATAGTCATCAACACCTTCCAATATTGCAAGAGTTTCAGTCTTATAGGTCTCAAGTAATGCCTTTTTCTCTCTCCAATCAGCCTTAATAAGTGTTCTTAATAAATTGCTATCATTTTCATCTAGTAAAGCATATTTTTCATTGAATTTGCCAACAGCAATTTCAAGAACGTCTTCATTAATAGGTTCAGCATCCACGCTTTCAAGAAGTGATGATTGTTTCGGAGTTTTAATATGATTAAATACCAATGTGAACGCCTCGTGAATCTCGTCAACATCTACTTTATCACTAACTTTTAATGATTCTGTGATGAGCGTATCAATCGCATCATATAAACCGACTTTTTCAAGGTCATAATCGGCTTCATTTAATTCAGTGAATAAATCTTCCTGAAGAAACTCAACTAATTTTGCATGCTCGGCTTCAATTTCTTCAACAGTATAGACTTCAAATAATTTGACGTTATTATCAACATATTCTTTGGCGAACAATTCGTTCTCAATATGTTTACCTTCGATATTGTTATACACCTTGAATTCCAACTGAAGAATAGGTGACTTTTTAACAACTTCAAAAAAATCAGAAGCGACCTTCTTCGATTCAACGATTAAGTTATCATTGAAATACGATTCCTTTAATTTGTTAGAAATTATCAAATTAGCAATTCCTATGTTGACGTTTTTCATATGGTATGATTCGATTTAATATAAATACTATAATTAACTATAAATGCTTAATTCCTGCTCGATATTAATTTGGGGTTGAATTATTCGTCTAATTCGATGTTTTCAATATCTTCAAAATCAATATCTTGCGTTTCGTTAATTTTTTGTTTACTGTTGATAGTTTCACCATTCTCCAATAGTTGTTCGATTTCGGCAATCATATCACTAGCACCTTTATTTAACTTATCATTTTTATCGTTATTTTCTTGAATAATCTCTTTTTGTCGAATCTTCTTCTTTTCTTCAGGTTCTTGTGTTGTGCCGAAAACAAGTTTTTCAATATGTTTATTATAGGCTTCTTCGCTCATACCTTCCATCATTGGTGTGCCACCTATTTCGCCACCGCCACCAAGTGGAGCACCGCCACCCATGTCACCTGGAGGGGGAGCACCGCCCATGTCACCACCGCCTGCACCCAATTCTGGCATTCCACCACCCAACTCACCGCCTTCAGGTGGCATTCCACCTTCAGTTTCGCCACTCATTGGAGCCATATTATCAATTGGTTCGCCAAATCGTTTGTCGATGTCTGCGAATAAACCTGTTTTCTTAATTGCAACAGGTGAGTCTGCAAGTTCTTGCATAACAACTTTCTCCATCTTCTGTTGCTTGAGGTCATCAACGATTTGCCTGTCGCTCCAGTTGAAAATCATACGTTTCGCTTCTGTATGTGACATTGCTGCAATACCGCCTTCAGCACGTGTTAACTCAGTATAGGTTTGTGCTTTATCACGCAATAACTCAGACTTCAATAATTCTTGTTGAGTACTTGGATTAGTAAGTGTTAATTGGAAACCACCAAGGTCTTCACCACTATAACCTAATAAATAAAGATGAATCATCGCCATCTTATTAAGTTCTTGAATCATGGCTTGTTGAATACGATTTATTTTCTTAGCAAACCTGATATCGTATTGCGCCATGTTTTTTCCACCACCACTTGCATCTTGGAAACTCAGGAATGGCTTTGGAATACCAAGACCTGTAAATAAGTTGTCTCTGAGATATTCAATGTCTTGTATTTGGTCGAGATTTGTTGCGCCAGGTAATGTGTCAACACCTGTTTGAGTATTTGAATTTCTTACAGGGATGAAATAATCTTCGTCATTCCCTAAAATATTGAAACGGTAATCGATTTGACCATCATTTGGTTGAACTTGTGCGGTTTTCTTAAATGTGGTCGCTACTTTGTAGATGTATTCCTCAATATCGTCTTCATCAATGTTACCAACATCAATTTTAAACACTTTTTTCTCACCAGCACGAATAATACGGTAGGTAAGCATAGCATCTTCAGCCATAACTAGCTGACGGAAAACTCTACGTACTTTGTTCAGGACAGACGAACCGTAAGGCAAATACTTATCATCTCCAAGAAGTCTAAAGTGTGCGATTTCAAACACATTAAACTCGTCACCTGTCATTCTTTCCTTGAATCTAACCAACGGTTTGCCGTTTTGAATCCTTTCGAACCTCTCGATTTCATAATTCACGAGTTGTTTTACGTGAGTAATACCTTTTTTGCGTTCACCATATAAAAGAACGAAATTATCACCATATTTTACAGTATTTCTTACCCAAAAAGGTAAGTTAACATTCACGTTTACAATCTCATAGAAAAATTCTTCCAATAATGTCTTAATTCTATCTTTATTGGAGTAAATGTTAAGCATTTTACCATTCAAACCAATTGTTGTGGCTTCTTCCATGAATAAATCCAATGCGCTGCTAATAATTGGGTAATATTCCATACCCTCATAATCAATATATGCAGGAAGTCTGGCTGCTTCATATTGAAGTGCTTTTTGGAAACCCCTGTCAGTGGTGCGGAAGAATTTGTCTTGGAGAGATTTCTTCTGCTCCAATTCCAATCCTTTTCTATGAATTTCTTCGGGAGTGTTACCTTTAATAACAATCTTAGATTTCTGTGGTGTTGCTACGGGAGCAATTGCTGATGAGTCTTGAAAGCCAAAGCCATCAAGATTCAACATTTTGTTAAGTTGTTGGTATATCGTCCCTTTATTTTCGTTTTCGCCAGCCATTTTTTATAATTTATTATAGTTTTTTATAAATACTCAGAAAATTCTGAAAAGTCAGTTATTCATAAATACAAACTATCTTTTGTTTTTATCTTTTATTCCTTGAAATAACCATTCATTTGCACCATATGGATTTAATGGATTTACGCTGTTAGGTGAAATCATTGGTTTATTCTTAATATCTTTCTTTTTGCCAATATCATTAACAGCATTATTTGTAAGTATGGCGTTTAACATTTTTTCGCTAATTCCCTTACTTTGTTTGAATCTCGCCATGTCAAAATTCAGCACAAATAATCCGATTGCTAATCCCATAATACTGTCATCGTGGAAAGTACGTTTATGGTCAGCAATACGATTTCCAGGTACGGTAACAAATGTTTTTAACTCATTAAGTAGTCTTGTTGACCTAATGATAACATCCTCTAAATGAATGGCTCTCTGCAATTCAAGAACAACTGATGGGCGATTGTTTCCAATGAAAAAACCTGGAATTAGGTCAACACTTGAAACAGCACCGTCAGGCATTACTTTCTGACCCTTCTTAATGTAACCCATTAATCTATCTCGTGTTGGTTTGTGAGCCACTTCAGCGTAATGGACGTTCTCATATCCGATTTCCAACATTTTCTCAACAGTATGAACACCATGACCACCAGTGACATCAACAACACAATATGCATCATTATATGCTTTACCGTATTGATATGCGATTTCTGCAAGAAGTTGCGGGGTTATTTTTCCATAATATTCGGCAACCTGTTCGACTTTGTGTCGTTTAACTTTGAACATCTTTGTCTTACCATTTTTGGTTATTTTCTTTTCTTCAACCACTTCAATGGTTTTCAACATATTTAGTGTCGAATTATCTTCACCATGACCAGGAGAAGCATCCAATGCCATAATATAATTCTCACCCTCAACAGGGTCTTCCCAAATCCACATATTGCCGTCATGATATTCTTGACGTATTGGTGGTAACACCTCTTTATCTTCAATCCGTTTAAGATATTCTTCTGCAATGAAGTTGTCACCAGAACCCAAAAATGAACACAGAAGCTCTTGTGCCACTTTACGCATATCACCATTGGCGTTCTTAATCTGTTCCTCAAACCACTCATTGGTTGCCTCAAAACCACCCTTAACTAACTGACTACGTTCTTCCTGCGACCTATCATTATCAACAATTCTAGCTTCATCCTTTTTATTTTTATTCTTCACCCAAACCAAATCCTTATTGTATCTTGGGTCGTTATACCACCAGAGTTCAACAGCATGGAAGTTATTCTTTGGATTACCTTCCCCATCTAATTCCCTTGCGCCTTGGAATGTCTTGTAGAATACCGCATCAAGTCCAGAAGGTGTACTAACCATGATTGCACGTCCACCAGTAACAAGGGATGGAAGTGCAGATGTCCAAAACTTATCACCTTTCTCTGCCCATGCTGTTTCATCCCAAAATAATAAAGTTGGTGTCATACCACGAATAGATTTGGATGCAAATGCACCAAGCCTTGACTTATTGTCATAAATCTTTAGTTTTTGGGTGTCTTTTAGTCCTTCTTCAGACTCTTTTCCTGTTTTTGGTCGAAGCCACTTAGGACACATTTCAATGAATTCCACAACATCACTCATTAATTCACCCGTAGCGGTTTCAAGTTTATCGGCAACAATAGCACATGCTCTGTTTCGATTAAACATAATATACCAAGCAATGTATGCACAAGTAGTTGTACTCACACCCGCCTGACGATATTTATTGGCAATAACAAATCTGTTACTCTGATAGGCTTTAATTAGTGTTTTTTGAAAGTAAAATAATTTGAATGGCACAATCAAACCAGCAGAACCTTGTGTTTGGTCAAAAATTGTGAGATAAGTTTCAATGAAATATATTGGATTTGCAGCACAACGAACAATCTCATCCTCTTGTTCTTGGAATGTTAGTTCACTAGCTTTCTTTACAATTCCATCTTTGGTGGCAATAATCGCCTCAACGTTCCCCGCAGCTTTTCTGAGTTTCTTTGCTCGGTCTCTTGCCTCTTCTTTTTCCCTTGCTTTTTGTGCATCATATGGAATTAATGGTACGTGTTCAGGAAATTCAGAATCATCAATTTCGGGAATTTCATTTAGATTGACATTCACATCTAACTTATCCTCATCAGAAGCGTCTTCTAAATTTATATCGAATTCATCACTCATTTACAAATATTTATAATAAATACTTGTTTTAATAAAACAGCAAAGCACGCCACATATCAAGACGTAGCGTGCTTCGATTTCCTTCGCCCAAATGGTGCGATGAACTAACGCAAGGCACGGTAATTATCTTGAACTATCGTGCCTCGAAACCTTTTCTCCCTAATCTGGTGAGATAGGCAGTTATAAATACTAGAACTTTATTGAAGAAGTTTCGATAAATTCATTATTCTTCAAAATTATCTTTCTTGGGGTTAGTAATTCCTTAACCCTCGCCAACGACATACCATAATGGAATACAAGTATAGGTTCTTCATCGGCATCACCTTCAAACATTTTTTCATAATCACTAAATGCTGTATTTCCATCACCCTCTTTTTCAATCTCATATGCAAGTGCATGAATTGTATAAACACCGTGCATATATTCCCTATCAACAGCTTCATGTAAACAAAACAAGTCAAATGTACTTGTTTTTAAATTGAAGATTGCGTTAATATATTCTTCAGTTGGTGGAATCGCATTATTGCATGCTGGTGATAAATCCCAACACCAACCTTCAACGTCAATATTTGTATGGTCTAGTGAGAATATGAATTCATATAATCCTTCGTCCTTCGCATTGTA